ATGGAGCAATTGGGACAGCTGTATTGTCGCACGTTCTCCGCGATGTTTCCTCGATGCGCTTCGGGGATGTACCACCGGTACTCGCAGTGCGGACATTGAGCATTCGATGCGGTTGAGATCAGCACAGGCAACAGGACGGCCGCACCGATCGCCAACACCAGCCCCCCCACGATTCCCGCCGCAATCAGCCCGGTCCGAGTCTGCATGTCCACGGGATACCTCCTTTGAATGAGTTTCCGGTGATTATCCCCCGCCGTGGTTCGCAGGGCAAGGAAAATCTTCGGGCGGGTGTGGCCGTCAGCATGAAGTCTGATGCCTTACTTGGAGGTGCGCCATGTCTGCTGAGGACCTGATGACGCTTGGAGAGGTGGCCGCGGCCCTGGGGTGCCAATGGTGGCACGTGGTGCGGCTGTACCAACGGAAGCTCCTGCCGGAGCCGCCGCGCGTGGGGAAGAACCGCGTGGTGCGGAGGCAAGAGCTACCCGTGGTGCGATCCGCTTTGAAGAAGGCCGGTTACCTGAAGTGACGGACAGGAGACGCGGGGCAGGACGGTTCCTGGCGGGCCCCGGCAAGGTCTCGAAAGCCAGTTCGACTCTGGCCCGCGTCTCCAAGTTTCAAACGACCCGGCGGCGCGCTAACACCGCCGAGTCCAGAGTCCCCGTAGCCAAATGGTGTTTCAATCCTTGTTGTCCTGGATTCAGCTCCTCGGCGCCGGGAGCGATCTTATTATACCACTCTGCCTAACAGTGTGGCCAGCATCATGACATCAGAAAGGAACTACCTATGCCAGACGGTTTCACCTTTGACCCCACCGAGCCGGATCCAGTTGCTGCGGAAACAACGCCGTTCCCTGCGGTTCACAACGGAATCGCCCCTCGCGAGTTGCCCGGCCCGGAGCGGTTCACCGTCCGCGAGCAACCCTTCGAGCTGCACTTGCTCGATGCGATCTACGAGTTCCGCGACCTGGCCGACCAGTGCCGTCAGGCCGGCCAGGATCACCGTGCCTACCTGCAAGCCCTGCAGGCGATCTTCGTCGAGCGGCACGGCGTCCAATTAACCCTGGGGGAAGTGGACTGGCTGAACGATGAATTGGAGGTCCTGTACGCCCGCAAAAAAAAAGAGCGGGCCGACAGCATCGCTTCCGCGCTGACGTCGCTGAGTTCTACGGGATCAACCCTTTCCGCCTGACCGACGAGCAGCTCCTGGGCCTACTCGACAACCTGCCGCGGCTGGAGGCCCGCCGCGCTCGCCGCGAGCTGCAATATCGCTCGGATGTCAAGCTGACTTTGGAACAGGTCTACGACCTGACCCTGGCCGAGACGGGTTCGGTTGAGGCGGCCGAAGAGGCGGCAACCCGCTATGGGGCGGCCCTGATGCGGGCGAACCAAACGCCGGAGTGACCCATGCAGCGCAATGCCTTTCTTGGTGCACCCCTCACCGCAGCCTATCGGCCGGCCGTTGTCGGCACCAACCCCTTCTACCGCTTGAACGGCCCTGTCCGCCTCTTCACCCTCCACGACGTCGAGCAAATGCGTGAGGACCCCAAGGTCAATCTGGGGTTGCGCATCCTCAAGGGGCCGATCTCGACAGCGACCTGGGAGGTCGAGGGAGACGCCGAGACGGCGCAGATCGTGGACGCCACCCTCAAGCGCTTCTGGTCCACTTCCCTGGACCACGCCCTCCTACTGCTCGACTACGGCAACGCCGCCGGCGAACCGCTCTATCGCGAGGAGGATGGCTTCGTTGTCTTCGACCGACTCAAAGAGCACTACGTTCACGACGTGCAGCCGCTGCAGCTCCGCGGCGAATTCTGGGGCACCGAGGTGCGCAACGCTGGAGCACAAAGCGGGGCAGTCCGGCTGACGTCTCCGCGAACGTTTTGGGTGGCTTGCGAGCCGGAATTCGGCAGCTTGTACGGCCGTAGCCGATTGCGCGGGGCTTGGTCCCCCTGGCTCGAAAAACGCGACCGGCACGGCGCGACCGACATTCGCCGGCTCTGGTACCTCAAAAACAGTTTCCGCGGGGGTGTCATCCGGCACCCCCCAGGGGTCACGACGCGCGACGACGGCGTCGTCATGAGCAATCAGGATCTAGCCCGCGAGATCCTGGAAAAGTTCGAGGCGGGTGGTATTCTGGTCCTGCCCAACGCCAAGGATCTTGAGTCGGGCGAGTACCTGTGGTCGTATGATCCGCCGGCGCCCAACGGCGACGTGCCGGGCGTGCGCGAATACGTCGGCGATCTCGACTTCGAAATCTTGGAAGGATTGGGGGTGCCGCGCGAGGTGGCCCAGGCGACCGGCGACACTGGATCCGGCTTCGCTGGGCGGTCGATTCCGGCAACGGTGTTTTACGTGTCGGAAGACCGCATCGTCAAAGCGATCATCGATGCCGTGGTCCGGCAGATCAGCCGGCCACTGGTCGAGATCAACTTCGGGCCGGGGCGTCGCTTCGAGGTCAAGCCGAAGTCGCTGGTGCCGCTGCAGCAGGGACAGCAGCCGGAGGAGGGTGACGAGGGCCAGAGACCGCAGCGGCCCGGCCCGCCGAGGCCGACGCCGCCGGGCCGACTGTCGTTGCGCCTGAGCGACTGGGAGTCGTACCAGGGAACGCAGGGCGGCCGGGGCTGGCGCAACGCCCAGACGGGTGAGGTCCGCTACCAGAGCGAGAAACCGGCAGACGATGGCGCAGGGGACAAGCCCCACCAAAGCCTGCGGAGGCGCCAGGCCGAACGTCGAGAGCTGGTACAGGCCCGCTGGGCAGCTCGGCGCTGGAACGACCAACGGGATGAATTGCTCGAACAATTGGATGACATCGACTTCATAGACGTTCCTCATCCTAGCGCCAGCCGTCTGACCACTCTGATCATGCAAGCGCGCAGGGCTACTCAGGAGCGATTGCCGCCGGCAGTATTGAGTAAGGCATGGCAGGGAGCGGCAGACGAGGCGGTGCGCTGGCTCGGCAAACATGCCGTCACGCTCCCGGAGGACCCCAGCGAGCACGGCGAACACCGGACCGGCGTGCAGGCAGTAAGGCAGCTCGGGGCGGCGAGCTTGAAGCTGGTGCGTTTCACAGGGACCTTCGAGCCGGGGGAATTGCCGGCGAAGGTCCAGCGGCAGTTGCGCCATGTGGAAGCGAGAGAACTGGCACGCGCAGCGAGAAAACGCAACCGCCTCTCTCTGGACCGGGCCGCAACCGAGAGCGCCGACGCCATTGTGGACCAGCTCATCGAGCAGGGCGCCGGCGCCAATTACGTCATCGCCGAGGAGATCCGGCAGCGGCTGCACGAGGCTGTAAAAAAAAAGTCCCGCCCGATGAGTTGATCCGCCTGGCTCGGGCGATTCTGGATGAGTATCTGCCGTACCAAGCTCGCACCCTCTCCGACACCCTGATCGCCGCCTGGCTCGCCGGCGGCCGGGACGTTGTCCGCGACCTGCCCTTCCCCGACGCGCAGGCACCTGCACCGGGGGCGATCCTCCCCCCGCCGGCGGAGCCGCCGCCTGCGTCCCTGACCGCCCCCACCGACGAACCCGAGCCGCTGATCCGCTACCCGCTCACCGAGGCGGCCGCCGAGGATCTGGCCGAGCGCCAGGTGATGCTCCGCGACGACTTCGACCGCTTGGCGGCCGCGGCGCGGGACGCCGCGTTCACGATCGCCCACGTAAACTCCGAGGACGCCCTGGCTCAGCTCCGCGACGCCCTGGCCGAGGACGTGGCCACGGGAGGCACGCTGGCGGAATTCGCCGAGCGCGTGGACCAGGTGCTCGGCTCAGGCACCCTATCCAAGGGGCACATCGAGAACGTCTACCGCACCAACGTGGCCCAGGCTTACGCCCAGGGTCAGCGCGAGGTTCTGGCGCACCCGTTGGTCTCCGATGAATTTCCTTACGTCGAGTACCACGCCGTCCACGATAGCCGCACCCGGCCGGAGCACCGGCAATTGGAGAAGTTGGGGCTGGACGGCACCGGCGTGTACCGCGCGGACGACCCGGCCATTCACCGCTTCTGGCCGCCTTGGGATTATCAATGCCGTTGTGCCGTGATCCCGCTCGGTATCGAGGACGCCGCTCGCCGCGGCGTACGCGAAGCCCAGGAGGTGCTTCGCACTGGCCAGCCGCCGGCGGTGCCGGACTGGGTCCAGCCGCCGCCCTTCGAGCCGCCGGCTGGGTGG